CCCTTTCTTGCCCCTACTCGTCCATACTGGTCAATAATACAGTTGTTAGCCGTTAAAGCAAAGCCTGAAGCCAGATCCAGAGACGAGTCCTGGGTGTTTAACCCATAGAACCCTGGAGCTGTGATAGAAAACGCTTGTAATTGTTGAGCCATTACACCGCCTCAAACGAGTCATTTTCAGGCGAACGAGCCAATTCCAAAGAGATCAAATCAGACATAGCTGACCTTGCCAAGGCATAAGCCTCCGAGCTAGACAAGCCACCGTCCTCACCACGCTCCACCAAGGCACGGGCATAGGCATTCAGCACGATAGGCTCTTTAGAGAGCTTAGTGGTGTCGCTGTCGCTAACAAAATCTTCTTCTGGAACAATCAGACTGAACCGAATTGAATATACTTTATCAGGAACAGGCCAGAACTTAATTTGAGTATCTCCATTGCTATCAACACCCTGCATGGTGTAATACATTGGTAGATCTTTGATAGGTGTTGGGACTGTATAATAGAAGTTGTCATGGTCTGCATGAGATAAGGGTGTAAGTTGGTAATAATTGGTTGAATTAATAACATCCATTATCTTAAAGCGCCGACCTGCGTTAGTAAGACTATAGCTTCCCACCTGATCAGCTACAGTTGTAACTGTGACTACTTGGTTAAAAGCGTCCCAGTCATAAGCATCACAAATCTGACGCTTTGCATCGTTCACAAACTTCCCTACCAACGTGGACAAGGAAGTTTGACTGACAGTGGTAACGGTAGGCTCACGCAAGCGAACCATTACATCGTTAACAATGTCTAAATAAGTTGACAGAGCCATGATTAGTATTTCGTCTTCTTGGACATATTAGTGGCTGTACGCTTACCACGCATCGGTAGTCCTGCGGAACTCATTGCAATCGCAACAGCCTGTTTACGGGATTTAACCACTGGACCGCCCTTACCGCTGTGCAAAGTACCTTCTTTGTACTCTCGCATAACCTTACCAACCTTTGTCTGTTTTTTCATGGTGTATCCTTATTTAAGCATAAGCCTATCAAACATAAACGTTACAATGCCTCCCACAGCCGACGCAATAGTCATTCCCATCCAAAAGCCACCCTTAGACTTGTTGGCAAGCTCTAACAGGCATTTAACATCTTTACTAAGCGCATGAACCTCATTCTGCAAAGCAGTGACCTGAGCCTCAAGCTTACCAAACTCTCGTGGATCAATTTCAGACATTTGCTTTCCTCGGACGGCCTTTGGGTTTAGCCATAACTGGCATAAAAGAAGTATCAGTACGTTCTTCGTTTACAACCTCTTCAAGATCAACCTCATCAATGCGTTCATATCCAGAATGACCAACCATTGACTCAATATCATGAGGAAGCGTAAATTCAACTGTGTTTCCACTTTGTAAACAACGATATACTGCCATTTAAGTCTCCAAAGAAGACTCCCCCGCCTTTTGAGCAGGGGAGTTACTTCAATTAGGCCGGAACAGCCAGAGCGAACGCCGAGCTAGCGTTAGCAGCACCAGCGGTAGCCGAAGCACGCAGAGCAGACACACCATAGATGGTGTCGCTGGTGAACAGCGTACCCAGGTATTCCTGCTTGTACTGCGTCTGAGCACGAACGCCTTGTTGCTCAACCAGAACCATCGAATCACGATGACCCATCAGAGCAATACGGTCAGCACCGCTGTTGCCAGCGCCAAAGTCAGCGTTAGAGCTAACAAACACAGGCATACCGTACAGGTTACCAATTTCACCATTGCGGATGGTGTTGTTGGAACCAGCTTCACCCACGAAAGCCTGCTCGGTGTAACGAGCCAGACCCATAAGGGTGTTACGGCTAGACGGAGGAATCAGGAAGAAACGACCGTCCATAGGAACATCGTTGTCGTCCAGACGCTGGATCGTGCGGCGGATAGCAGCATCGGTCAGAGCAGCGGCGTTGGAGGTGGAGCTGTTATAAGCAGTCGTACCGTCCGAACCGATGTAAGCCTTGGTGCTAGAAGTGCTGGTAGCGTAGTCGTTCGTGCCAACGGTAGCGCCGTTGAACGAGCGGCCCAGGCGAACCAGATCCGTGTCCACTTGGCGAGCCAGAGCGTAACCAGCGTCATCCGTGTAGAACGAACGCAGGCTCGTCAGAGCTTGAACTTCCACGATGTCTTCAATCAAGCGGCTATACTCATAGTGCTTGTTGATGGACACCAGGGTGTCGCCTTCGGTGTTAACGATCAGCGTCACAGCGTTGGTAGCGCCCTTAGCGGAAGCAGAACCACGAACCGGGGTAGGAATGTGAACAGCGTCACCCTTCTTACCTTTGAAGTTCATACGCTTGATAACGTTAGCCAGAACCAAGTTCTTTTTGTAGGCAGCAATAATCTCATCAGACCACAGCTTCGGAATGAAGTTTGCTGCGGTCGTGACGGTCGTATTATTGGCCGGTGAAAATGCAGTTGCCATTTAAGACTCCTAAAATTGATAGATTAACGTACACGATCCTCGTTATACGCCTGCATGATCTCATCAGCAAGCATCTCATAACGTTGAGGATCAGTCATTTTGAGCCGAATAAGGTCGGCACGCCGATAGATACGCTTGGAGGCCTCTCCCGTCCCCCCTACATCCACTCCAGCAGCTTTAAGGTTCTGTTTCCGGGCTGTTTCACCAGCTTCTTCGGATTGTTTGGCCTTAACGCCTTTTAGAGCCTTGTAGGTCGAAAGCAATTCATTGGCTGAGTCAAAATCATACTCAGTGTCTGCCTTGGCATAAAGACCTAGACGAACACTGGATCCTTTAACCCACTCTGCAAAACCAGGATCATTAACGATCTCGGAGAAGTCAGGGTGTTCTGTAGCCAGTTTCTGCTGAATCTGCATCTTCTTAAATTCTTGAGCCGCTTGACGAGCTGCAAGAACGTCAGGATGTGATTCAACAGTCTTTTGAATAGCTTTCTGAGGATTCTCAAAGAAGTCTACCTCAGGTTCTACTTGAGTATCTTGAGTGTTTTTATTGAGGTTAGTCTTAATCAGTTCATCAGTCAGTTTTCGGATCTCTCCTACTTCCTGTGCTTGCCGCCCAATCAGCTTTTCAGCCTCTTGGTGCATCTTGATCACATCATCCAGAGATTTATTCCTGTATTTCTCAGGGATCTCAGGCGCTGGTGCGTCTTCTGCCTGCTTTTGAGCTTCTGCTTCAAACTCACTAAGAGTCTCGTCTTCATTGTCAATCAACATACCGATTCCTTTTCCTGCCCCTACGGGTTTTAGGATAATTAAATGAACTCGACCAAAGGTTTATGAGTTCGCCTTTTGCTCCGCAGCCAGCTTTTCACGATGGATACGGTCAAACTTGTTTGCCGCACCAGGGAAACTTCCTGACCACCCTTCTAGCTTGATTGCTGGAGCTGAAAGAGCACGGAAAGCTGCCTTTCCGCACTCACAAGGTACACTAACCGTCTCATAATCAGTTAGTGCGTCTTTTCTATGCCCGTTCTCACAGGCGTATTCATAGATTCTTTTCATTCAATTCCTCATACGCTCTTTCGCTGACCTGTTTTAAGGTTTGTAGCCACGTAAGGATAGAAAGTTCACCTTTTTTAAACCAAAGGTCTTTCTCATCCTGAATAATTGAAACATTATGCAGTACTTTTATCATTTTGTCAAGGTCTTCTTGCAAATCTTTCCAACCTTTTGTTGCCATCATTGCAAAACGATCTTCGTAATAGGCTTGTAGTTCTTGATCCATATCAGTTAAACATCATGAAAAAGTTAGTATTTGAGGCCACACCAGCACTGGGTGTATAGGCAATGACAATTAGACCTTGAGCACCTGCACCGCCTGTTGCTGTACCAGTACCAGTAGTTGTAGTGCCGCCAGATCCTCCAGCGCCATAATTAACACCAGCGAGTCCAGCTATTGCTGATCCTGCCGAGCCGCCTGAGCCGCCTCCGCCACCAATGGTGTTAAGAATGTCAATACCTGTGCCACCAGTTTTGCCAATAACCCCTGAACCACCGCCGCCGCCACCACCGATAGTACCTACAGTGTTAGAAGCACCGCCGCCGGTTCCAAGAGAGTTGTTACCACCTGTGCCGCCAGTTCCCAAAGAACCGTTACCGCCAGCAGTACCGCCTCCGTTACCACCACCGCCACCACCTGCGGTACTTCCAGCGGTAGCATTGGAAAACCCGTTACCGCCATTGCCGCCTGTCCCATTAGGCCCAGCAGCGCCACCGCCGCCGCCGCCTGAAACAATTACGCCAGTAGTTGTAGTTATTGAACCATTACCACCAGTACCGCCAGAAAAAGTTCCCGTGCCTCCAGTGCCGCCTACTGATGTAGGGGTTGCGGTCGTAGAACCGCCAGTACCACCTGTGGCGCTACTTGTCCCTGCCCAAGAAGTTGTACCTCCTGTACCGCCTGCGCCACCAGCAGATGCGCCCGCCGTGCCGCCTGTACCTACAGCAACGGTAATTGAAGCACCGCCTGAGGTTGAATAGTCGGTTATTGAGGTATAACCACCACCACCGCCTCCAGCTCCGCCTGCTTTGTTAGTTGTGGAGGTAGCCCGAGAACCTCCACCGCCTCCTCCACCACCAAACAAGTGGATATTATTAGTATTGTTCCAATCGTTAGGAACCGTCCACGATGTAGTTGCTGTGTTAGAGATTAAATAAACCTTAAGAGCACCTGCTCCGCCAGCTCGGAATAAAGCACCCGTTACGTTTCCACTGTTCGTAGAATTTGCTCCAACATAATGTACATACGGAGTAGATCCATCAGCAGTAGGGCCAGGGGTAAAAGCAATATCTCGGACGTTAAGATAATTGGTGGAAATTGTGTTGCCGCCTGATACGGCAATAGTTGCCTGTGTTCCAGCTGTTGTACTGTTTAACGTCAATAATTTTGCAGAAGCACCAGCACCAGTAAACTGAGAAACAGTTTGAGTTGTGCTTGATGTTAAAGTTATTGTAGTAGCCGCTGTTGCTGTATAAGTTGATGTAATATTCTTAAATGTATTGGAACTAGAAACGGTTAATGCACCGGCACCGCCTTGATCAAGAGTTATATTTGTATATGAAGCTCCGCCGCCTGCAAATGTTTTTGCACTAGCAGAAGTCATGCTAATTGTTCCAGTCCCTGTGACTGTTAAACCTGTTGTTGTGGCTGTGTTCCAAACAGTTGCACCTGAACCAGATAAAGTCATTGTTCCAGAACCAAGTGCAAGAGTTCTGGTATTAGAGTTACTAGATGCAAATGAACCAGCAGTTACGTTGTAACCGTTTGCATCAAATACGCCGTTGTTCAGCGTAATCGTGCCTGAACCATTATTCAACGCATCAAGAAGCTGTCGTGTGCCTCCTGCACCGTTAAGGTTAAAAGGCCGATTAAGCGCCTGACCGGCGGTTGTAATTGTCTGAGTTCCGCTTGTGCCAGGAAACTGTATAGTTCCTGTGTTAGTAACAGTCATTGACGAGTTAAGCGTCAGGTTACCGTAGCAAAGCAATGAGTTTGTACTTCCTGCCCATGTGCCTGTATAAGTGGAAGTTCCTCCATTAGAGAAATCAAGGTTTCTTACAGCGGTAGCAGAAATAATTGTGAGTGAATAAGTTCCCGCAGTAAGAATAAAGTTAATTGAGTTTGTTTCAGAAACAGCACTTGGGGCAAGTGTAATAGCTGATGCGCCTGAATATGTTAGATAAATGTTGGGCGTACCAGTAATGGTTGCGTTGACAGCGCCAGCAAAGATGGTTCCCGCAGA